ATGCTTGTATTCCTTGCATTTTTGCTTCCAGCAATTTACCTAACAAGCAAAATTTCATACATTCGTGCGGATCATCCTGTCGAAGATCACAAAAATAGTCTTGGCGCTGACTCAGTTGCACTCGAAGACGTCGATCCCATCGGAGTGTCAATTCTCGACGCCGATGTAGACGAAAATGTTTTTGTCCATGGCCTCTTGCAAGACTTCAAGGAGACATATCCCGATATATCGACTTCTGAAAACAATCCACTCTTTCAGCCAATTGTCAGTAATATAGTGGCTTCTCTATTAGAAATATCCAAATCACAAGAGGTTGGATACCATTACGGAGGCTCGCCGGGCAGTATATTCGATCCCAAGCACAGTATTCCAAATGAAGAAGCATTAAACGATAAGTTCGACGCAAAATTGAACATCGTTGATCAAAAAGGCAAGGACACATTTCTGATCGTTTTTCTCGGGTATCGTTCAACGAAAAAGATATTCGTTTTTCCATCCGCTAAAGGATGTGTCCAGGTGGGATATAGCCCGATGAGATCTGATGATAAGTATGTAAATAGGCAAAGGTTCACGCTCGACTTCCCGGAAAATCTCGATAATTTTGAGGGGATACCAACCAGAGATATAACAGTGAACAATGTTTCTATGAACTATATAGAAATGGAAAGGAGTTATGAAAATTACATGCTAATCTGCGCGTTCAAGGGTAAACCAGCTAAGGATAATTTTTCCGAATACTCTAAAACAATAACATTTTTGGACGAAAAGTTGCTCGAAGGGAAATTCAAAGGTTTTAGTCCAGTCTATAATATACACGTGACTCCGTCTCTCAGTTCCGCCAAAGATTTGACCTATAATCACAATACAACCAGCGTGAGCATTGGTGGGGCGAAGCTCTTTGACGCAGATTCAATTGCACAACCAGGAGAGTCTGTCTCATTTTCTTGGACCGACGATTGGTTGAAGCAGCTTAGGGATATTTATTTGATCATTATCGGTGGCTTGGTGTCATTGGCCCTCACTGCCTTGGCGGAGGGCTTCAGACCGTTAATAGTGAAATGGACTCAGGTGGCGTAGCGCACAACTACGTTCCTGCTGTGTGCGCTTATCTACAAATGCACATTTTGTTATACTGGCTGTACTGGACCTGTTGAGCTACAGCCTACCCGCGACAAAACAGCTTCGCCACGGCCTTGCGGGAATATGGGCGTCTGGAACGCACCCTGTATACGCTCGATTGGCTGGTTTACGCCGCCAGATACGATCGATGCACCACAGGCCCTGCGGTTGACGCAAGGATCCCCGTGCTGCGATAGCAGAGTTGGAGGGATCTGTTGATCACGTCATGAGGCCGACTTGGGTGACAGCAAATCTCATATGGGCAAACCTTTTAAGCAACGATCGCACGAATGTCCAACAACTCAGAGGCTTGGTGAGTGATCTAGACAGTGTAGGTCTCTCTTTAATTGATGCTGGGCTGGAAATATTGGACGACAACATTGGGGCGTGTGCGATGCACCTGGCGAGGGCGCTGGACGATGGTCTCAGCGAGCAAGATTCAGAGTTTTTCGATGACCTTCTTCGGTTGTTGCGGCTTATTGAAAACCGAGGCCACGGCCTTTGGTTCATCGACTGGTTTATCAAAAACGGCGACAACGAGAGGTATGCACCGCTGTATGGTGCATTTGTCGCCTTTGTACGAGGGGACCGTTTCTTGAGAGATTTGAATCCTGAAACGCGCGGCCCCGCAACACACCTTTACGATCTGCTTTCAGCACACAGGCAGACTGGCCTCGGCTGAACACACTGGTACGCAAGTCGGCCAGAGGTAACCAAACGCATGTTTTTGTAGCAAAAGCGGACAAACGGAGAACTTCCGCGACTTACAGCAGCCACACGGCCTATGATTAATTTGGCGCTCAAATTGTCTTCGTTAACTCCCGCCGAGAGAAATCTACGGCGCCGACTCTTCGGGTTCTCACCAATCAAATCCCTAAAGGCTCGGTTGAAGGCGCTGAAAGATCTGAACCCTACATCATGCGCTCTCTCGGCAATCGTCACCGCCTCAGTATGCCGCCTGACTTCGAGCGACCAATTCTGTCGGAATGGTTACGGGTGCGGAACCCAAATTTCAGATGTTTTCCGCACACGTCCTTTAAGCATTTCGGCGGACTGTTCTTGCAGTGTCGGCCTAACACACGAAAAGTTGACAACATTAGTCTAAAGATGGCACACTTTTTGGCACACCCGGAAATTTGTTATGCAGCGGAAGTAGAAATATATCAATTATATCAAATAGACGGAGTTATCACTCCCGGTAGCTCGTCAGGATCATAACCTGAAGGTCGTCAGTTCAAATCTGGCCCCCGCAACCAGTTTACCCCCCGACTTTTGCGGGGAACCGGAAACGCCATTGTCTTCAAGCAATAGACGCAGGTTTCCTTGCACTTCGATGCGCACACCGCCCCATTTATCAGGGTTCGGGTACACCGTAATCGAGTGAATCAATTCACGCATAACCGCTCCGATTTCCGGGGCGGTTTTTTTTATGTCTCCACTCAGTTCGCGCTTCAGATTGTCAAGCTGGTCGCGATACCGCTTGATGACCATCGGGTGCAGCGCCACGATGTCGACCGGGGGCGCTTCCGCCGCCAGTTCGGCCTTGGCGGCCTTCAGCTCTTCTTCGCGGGCGTTCATCTCCGCGCCCATACGGTCCTGGTTGCCTATCCCCTTGATAAGCATCTGCAGCATGCGGTCGATCTCGGCGTCCAAATCCGCGATGCGTCTTTCCAGTGTCGCGCGCCGCCGGGTTGTCTGGCGGGCAAACTCCTGGCGGGCTTCGTTATAGGCGCGCACGTACTCCTCGAGCAGCTCCGGCTGCGCCAGCTCGTCCCGCAGCGCCTCGACAACCAGGTCCTCGACCGTTTCGACATAATAGGTCTTCGGTTCGGGGCAGGGCACCCCGGCTTGATGCCGTGTGCACACAAGGCGGTTCTTGCCTGATTTGTCCTTGCCGCGCAGGGACATTCCACCGCCGCAGCCGCCACAGACCAGAAGGCCGGATAGCATTCGCGTCGGCCGGGCCTGTAGGGATTTCGCGCGGGGCTTCGATGAAGCCGCCTGCAACTTAGCCTGGACCGCATCAAAGGTTGCCTGGGCGATGATGCGAAGCTCCGGCGCATCGTTGACGACCCAGTCCTTTTCCTCATTCATTTGCGGCTGGCGAAGGCCTGTGTCCGGGTCCTTTACCCAGCGTTGGCGATTCCAGACCAGGCGGCCGACATAGAGGGGATTGCGCAGGATACCTGTGCCGCGCTTTTCCCAGCCATAGATGGTGGTGTTCTGCCACACCCCGCCGCGCGGGCCCGGTACGGCTTCGGCATTCAAGCGCTCGGCAATCTCCGCCGGCGAGCGGCCCTCCAGGAACTCGGCATAGATCCGGCGTACAATTCCGGCCTCTGTCGGCTCGATCTCGGCTCGGCCGCGCACGTCGCCCGCGAGGCTATAGCCGTAGGACTTACCGCTAGCGATCATGCCGGCGTCGATCTTGCCCTTCATCCCGCGACGAGTCTTATGGACATTGTCTTCCCGGAACAACTGGCCGACCAGGCCGCGAAGCCCAACCGTCAACGTATTGGCTATGCCTTCATGAATCGCGCGGATCTCGATGCCGGCGTGCGTGAGCCGCTTATGAATGTGCGCCAGGTCTTCCATGTCGCGCGACAGGCGATCGAGCGCCTCGACAATCACCACATCAAACTTGTGCGCGCGCGCATCGAAGAGCAACTCCTCGAGGCCGTCACGACCGAGGATAGATCCGCCAGACTTAGCGGCGTCTGCATAGGTGCGAATGACGTCCAAGCCTTCACGCACGGCATAGGAACGGCTAACAGCCTCCTGGTGCTCGATCGATTTCTCATTCTGAAGGTCAGTTGAGAAGCGCGAATAGATGACGGCGCGAAGCATTATAGTCCAGTCTTATGACCGATGGCTGCCAGATGATCCTCTAGCGCGGCCTTGCGCGCAAGAGCGCGTATTAACTTTTTCGTCGACGTGCTGATTTCCGCCCGCCGCGCGGCGCGTTCTTCAGGTGACATTTGATCGGGCGGGAGGGGCATGACTTAGCCGATCACCTTCGAATTGAGGTGCGTATGCCGCATCAGGACCGCCTTCAGCGGCTTCCAGGACTTACGGCCATTGCGTTCCCGCATGTCCTCTTCGCGGTAGCTTCGCGCCAGCTTGGTCAGCTTGGTCCAGGCCTTCAGCCGTTTGGCTTCACTGCGGTCATACCGAATCGCCATGTACAGGTCGTAGAACTCCGCACCACGGACGGCCCGGCGATTGTTGAACGCCCGACGGCACGCGTCCTGGCAAAATTCGATTGTCCGCGAGGAGGACCGCAGGGCCGCTCCGCACGTCAGGCAGGCGGCGACATAGCCGACCATCCCGGATGTACTGTCCACGGTGTTTCCTGCGCTTCCGTTTAGACGGGACGGCTTCATATCAACCAGCCGATGAGCTTCGCCACACCAAACCAGATGAGGCCGCAGACGGCGACCACGCCGATTAGGGTATAGCTGAAGGGCCACTTGCGATCGTCCATCAGTCCGCCCGCCCCAAAGCCAGCGCGCAGACGTTGCAAAGGTCCTTCGCGACCCAATGGCAGCTACGACCTGTAGCGGGATCCAGGCAGGCCTTTGTCTCGGTGCAGCCGCATCGCCGGCAGGTGCGTTCCATCTCTGGCCACAGGCCTGCGGCTGTGAGCGCATCGCGGGCGTATTGCTTGTATTCGTGCGCCTGGGCCCCATAGATGCCATGACCGCGCGCGATCATTTGCAGCGCCTCGACCAGGACCGGCGTCGCCGCCAGTTCCATGGCCAGTTTGCGGGTAGCGTCTGCCGACCGCCATGTCCTGGGCGGGATGTGACATACACGCTGACCGCCTTCGGTTTCGAGGATATTGATCTGCGGACCGAGAGCGTCCGAGTCCTTCAGGTCTCCAAGCGCATACGGTTTTGATTTGAACATCATGGCCTTGGCCTTTCAGATCGTAGATTTGCTTCGTGTTGATGATTGGCGCGCCACCACTCGATCGTGTGGCCTGGACAGTCAGGGCTGTGTCGACGGCAGATCGGGCATGGCGCGATGTGTTTGAACGACTGGAGGATCAAAACGGAATCTCATCGTCCAGGTCGAACTGGGAAGCGGGCCCGTCGGCACTGCGGCCGCGCGCATCGACGCCGCGCGAGGAGGTGCGGCCGTACTCATCGGCGCTGTCTGCCGGCGACGGCCCGCCGTTGCCGGCCTTGCCGAGGAGCGTCAAAGTGCCGTTAAACCGCTGAAGTACGACTTCCGTCGAATACTTCTCGACGCCCTGCTGGTCGGTCCACTTGCGTGTTTGCAGGCTGCCTTCGAGGTAGACCTGACTTCCCTTGCGCAGGTACTGCTCCGCAACGTGAGCCAGGTTGTCGTTGAAGATGACGACCCGATGCCACTCGGTCTTTTCCTTGCGCTCGCCTGTGGTCTTGTCCCTCCACGACTCGGACGTGGCGACGGTCATGTTGGCGATCATGTCGCCAAAGGCGGTTCGCCGGACCTCCGGATCCTTGCCCAGGTGGCCAACGAGAATAACCTTATTGACGGAGCCGGCCATTAGAGTGGTCCTACGGATAGGGCGGCTTTAATTCCGTCCGGCGTTTTTTCCTTAAGGGCAGCGCAAAGTTGAGCCTCGGAAGCCAGTGATATGCGCGCCGCCAAGCGGTCATTTACAGAACTCAGTCCTGTCCCGGTGGTAAGCGCGTGGGCGTAGACCTGCGACTGGAGTTCGTTGAACGAACCCGCCATTAGGACTTCTCCCTGCCGGTCGCGTTGGACGTTCCAAATCATCATCGCGAAATTGGCGACATCCACCGGGTCGCCTTTATGGACGTGCCGGTCCAGCGCGCCCCAAAGATAGTCTAAGGAGGCTTTCTTCCAGCCGGTGCGGTCTTTTTCCCACCGCGCAATCCGCAATTTTTCTTTCATGGCAGCGGAAAAACGATCAACGGCAATGTCGTCAGAATGCTCGTCGAGCGGCGTGCCCTCCATCCAGGTCAATTTTTCCAGGTAAGTTGTTGTGTCGCTTTCGTCGAATTGAGCAAACCGCGAGGCGTCGGCATGCATCCCGGCGATGTACTTTTTGTCGGAGTCGGAGAGTTCGACCATGATGGGGCGGCCAGGCTCAGACTTGTGCCATACGCTTCCGATTTTTACGCGCATTACGCTGCCTTTCTTTCTTTGGGTTTCCAGCCCGCGTCGATCAGCGACTGGTGGGCCTCGTGGATCTGCTCGAAGGACAGGCCTTCGCAGATGGTTGCCAGGGCAATAAACTCGCGGTCGTCGACCAGCGGGTGGGAGCCCAGAATATCGGTCCAGCCGCGATGCCAGTCCCGCACGATGACCATGGCCGGCGCGCGCTCCAAGCGCGTCAAAAGCCGCCGCATAATCGTCACGGCGTCCGCGTCATAGATCCAGCGCCAGACCTCCTCATGATTGCTGGGCAAATCCCAACAGCCCGGCGCGCCGCAATGCAGATGGATCTGAACGGGCGGATAGCTCGGTCGGCTCAAGGCCTGGATGCGCAGCGCCTCGGCCTCGGCTTCACGCGCGGCCTGTTGGGCAGCGGCTTCGTCGCGAGACACAAAGGTTCTGGCACTAGTGTTTCGTGCCACTGCCGCCGCCTCCCTGAAAGGCCGAGGGGCCGCCCGGCGCATCCTCGATCAGCTGGCCCAGGGCGTGCAGATAGACTTCGATGGCGTTTACCGTCGTGACCAGGCCGGAGACATTGTCCTTGCGGATGGCCTTGATGACGGGCTTTAGCGCTTCGCGCACCAGGCCCAGCTGTTTCGCTGTCTTGTAAGCGTGCGCGATGCCTTCCCGGATAACGGCGGCTTTGTCTTCTTCGGCGATGATGTAATCGACGATGACGCGCAGACGCTTCTGTGCTTCCGCGCTCAAGATGTCGTCGACTGGCAGGTCCTGACCGTACAGCACCGAATTTTCGGGATTGTCCACGTCGATCGAGGGCAGGCCGCCGCCTTCAGGCGGGGTGTAGCTCAAGACAGCATGCCGGCCGAGGTTGCCCATCGGGGCGGAAATGATGCCTTCTTCACGCATGATGCGCAGGAAGGACTTGGCGGTCGCCGGGCTCAGGCCCAGCGTCGTTTCGAGATTGCGTGCGGAGACGCTGGGGCGCGCCTTCACCAGGGCGACGGCGCGGTCATAGGGTTTTTGCGGCGCGTCGTCGGACATGGCTTACTCCATGTCTTGCAAGACGGCTCGACCGTGTAGTGCCTGGGTGCAGATCCAGGCAATCGTCATTTGGCCGGCGCCAAAGATCATGCCGGCGACAAACAGCATAAATGCTGCTGCGATCGCCAGCCGCACGACATAGGCCGCGCCGTCCCAGAAGGTGTCGCGATAGGCGGGAGGCGTTGTCATGCCGCCACCTCATCGACCTGCAGATCGACCTCTTCGGCATCACGCGGCGCGGGATAGAGGACGACGTGCTCGATGTGCCAATGGCCGCCGTCAGCGGTACGAAGGGATACGACGCCGCGCGGGCTAATGTCTATGCGTCCGGCAATGTAGCCTTCGAACTTGCTGCGCGAGTCCATGAACGCGAGGTGCACGTCATTGTGCTTCAGCCATTCAGGCTTCAGGTTTTCAGGCGTGATCTTGACGCCGTAAGGGATTTTCATTGGTTTGCCTTTCAGTAGGAGGTGAGATCGCGTAGGACGATTTCGTTCCAGGAAGTGCTGGTGGCGTGGTAGTTGACGCCGCGCTTGTTTCGCTGGCGGAAGAGCGGATCTATGTGATCCTCAATGTCTTGGATTAGGGCGGCTCGAGCCTCTTCATCTCCGCCGATTACTAATACCCTGAGTATGTCGTTCACCTTGGGCTAGCTCCTCTGTGGGTGGTGAAAGGGATAGGGAGAGTTGAGGGGGGGGGGGGGCGACGCGATGCGCCGCTTGACCGGAACCCCGTAGACGCGCACGTCAGGCCTAGGACCATTGAGGCAGCCAGGTGTGGTGTGGCGCTCGACGTCGTCCGTGCCGGGGTCGTCTGGGTCCTTCACGCGGCGATCCTCCGCTCCAGGTCGGCAGGCGGAAAGCTGAGCGGCCAGAGACCGAGCGACGCGGTCGTTCGATTGAGCGGTCGGAAGAAGCGCGCATCGGCGAAGACCGGCTGGCCGGACAGGAAGACCAGGAAGCAATGCGAGATAGTGAGGCTGGTCCAGGGAATGCCGAGATAGCGATCACCAAACACCAAGCCGCTCGCATCAGCGACGATGCATTCGAGCGCGAAGGCGCGGCCGCGAAGCCTGGGGTTCCAGTAATCGTATTTCTGAAACGCGCTCACGACAGACCTGCCATGACCAGTCCGACGATCAGGACCAGCGCAGCCATGCAGATCGCGCGGCTGAAGGAATCGATGAAATCGGCCATGGGGCTACTCCGCCGCATGGGCGATGGGGGGCGGCATATCGGCCAGTGCCTCAACCGACAGGGTTTCGACCAAAGAGAGGAGGCGTCGACGCAAAATGGCCGATGGAATACGCGGAAATGCCCGGGCGAGGGCGAACCCCTCGGTCGTCAGAAGGAAGCCGGCGACGGCCGTCTCGGTTTCGACGCCTTCAGCGGCGACTATCTCTTCGTCGATGCCTTCGAAGAAATAGGGCGCGGGGGCCTTAAGAACGCTGGCTATGGCGTACAGCTTCGAGCAGCTGATCCGGTTACTGCCGCGTTCGTACTTCTGGACCTGTTGGAATGTCAGCCCGATGCGCTCGGCTAAGGCTTCCTGAGACAGGCCAAGGGACTTGCGCCGCATGCGGACGCGTGCGCCGACATGGATATCGACGGGATCCGGGGCTTTTAATTCGTCTTGCAGTTTCATAACCCAACCTCCGATGTGTGGATGCTGGGTAAGAGCTAGTGCGTATTTTTATACGTGTCAACAACAATGCGTAAAAAAATACGCAAAATTGGCATGGCAAAAAACGATGCGCGCGAATCAGGCTGCGCAAAGGAAGGACCTCAGAGGGTTAATCTAGTTCGCGGTAAGGGGATCGCCTTTTTTGATTTCTTTTTTGTGGGCTTCCATTTGAGCCCTGAGATCAACGCCCGCCGGGCACAGGAATGTGGCGTATCGCAGCATAAGTGTGTACGGGCCGGCATGTTCGTAGACAGTCGGGATGCCGCACCCCAGTGGCTGCACGAATGTCTCTGCGACAAGACGGGCGGTTTCCAGCGTTATATTGGGTCCGCCAGGTGATGCTGCGCTGACCAGGAAAATATCATCCTTGTCGCTAAGGCGAAGCCAGTACTTTTTGTCAGCAACGGTGACTTTGGCGAGTGGCCCGTTAAAATCCGCAATATTTTGCGCCTTCGCAACTGTCGACGAGGTGGCCAATGCCAATGTGATGAGGAAGGCTAGACGCATATTATCTTCCCATTTTCTTCGTGGCACTTTTTGCTGTCTTGGCGCTCAAACGCGCTATCGCATCTCCGGCGAAGCTCATCTATTACAGCCTGCCGGGCGTTGGTCTGGTCGTTCTCGAGCGATGAGTTGACCGCAGCACCGACCGGGCCTGTCGCAATGGCTAGAGCCAGAAGAGCGCTCCTGGTAATGGGCTTATTGTTGTATTGCATTGCGATGTTTCGCCCTTCAACGCAGGGCGGTGTATTGAATTTGGGGTCGATTGGATTGAGATTGGCAAGCGTAGACTGGGGCGTACTTACACACCCGGTAAGCAGAGTTCCGGCAATCAGAATAAGAATTAGCGCTCGCATATTCCCCCCTATGTTGTCGTTAAGTGAGATCAATAATTGCGCGGACGACCTTTGCCGCAATCCGCACCTGGACCGTTTCATCCGTTGGATGATCATTTATCTGTATGGGCTGTTGCCACCGGGGATTGGTTGAGCGTGGCCAAAGTTGAACGGTACCGTCTGCTCCGATTTCAACCTGTTTGGCGCTGCGTTCGCGCAAGAAGCCCGCATCCCTCGTGCGTTCAACAATCACTACGTCACCGCTTTTGGGGACGTATTGGATCGCGATCGCGTCGACAACCTGTAGATAGGTCCCGTCAGGAAACACCACGTTCATGCTGTCCCCTTCCAACTTCTCGTACCATTGTTGCGTGCGAGGGTAGGACTTAACAGGAGCGCCTTCAACTTCGCCCAAAGGCACGTCACTGAAGTCAAACGCCTCAATCCATACCCCGCCACCAGTTCTGTATCTCACCGGCAATGTCCCCTGGCTATCTCCCTTTGAAAGTGGGGGGAGTTCCAGAAGGGCTTCCACGGTCGTGCCCAGCTCACGCGCTATGTTATAGATCGTGTCAGCGCCTAATCGATGCGTGCCCAGGTTTGCGGCTTGGCGCACAGACCCTTCAGACACGCCGACGCGATCCGCCAGTGCGTAGTTGGAAAGGCCTTGGGCCTGCATAATTTTCTTTAGGTAAGAAACTGGTTTCATTGCGTAAAATATAACGCATTACGCCTTTGGGCGCACCAGTATAAAAATACGCTTGAAATGCGTATTTTTATACGCAATATCTCAGTCATGAGCATACTAGCTGATTTTCTGCGTCGTTGCGACAAGGTTGCTGAAACTGCCGGTTGGGCAGAGGCAACGCTTTCCACAAAGCTGCTGGGTGGAGGCAAGCGTCTGGGCGAATTAAAGGCCGATAAGGATATCGGCATTAAGCGCTTGACTGCGGCCTTGTCCGATCTTGAGGGCCTTGAGCGTAAGTACGGCATAGAAAAATGGTGGCTCACCCCCTCCGTCACCGACCATGCCCACCGAACCGGTGACGAACCTGCGGCCTCGTCCGATCCCGCCATGGCCCTGACCGGCACGGGCGGGGCCGTATTTTCCGAAACTATCGAATCAAGCTGATCGCGCATTTTGCGGGGTCCAGGCTGGCTGTTCTCGTGACGTCAAGGCCTTTCTCCCGCAGGGCGCTCAACCGCGCAATGTCAAACACTCCGCTGGGGAACATCACATGAGTAACGCACCAGGCAGCGAGTCCGACCGGCCCTCAACGCGCGTCATCCGACGCCATGTGAGCACACCCTTCGGCTTCGATATGATCATTGAAATCGATGGCGACAGCGGGTCGCTGGTTTCTGTTGGGAACCGGACGGCCGATGACCTGTCTCGCGTGTCGAAAATTTTGATCACGCGATCCTGCCTCTATATCACGTCGATGGTTATGTCGGCGGAATGCAAGGGGCAAATTGCCGAAGACCTGCAGGCCACCTTACCTGACAACCCGCTTCTGGAATTGGAGCGGGTAATGCTAGCCGAAATTTGCTCGGTGCAAAAGCTGGCGGGCGGGACCGCCCAAAAGCTGGCCAAGGCATTCAAGGGGCGTTTGCAATGAGCCGGCGTATTTTCACCTGGACGGGCCGCGTGTGTGTCGCGGCTAACGCTGCTGAAGCCAAGGTTCTGCTCGGTGCGGAGGCTTTCACCAAAGCAACTATATACGACCTGACGGAGCCATTGCTCACTCTGATCAAGCACCAACCGGGTTCGCATGGCGCATTGGAATCCATGCGCGAGCGGAGCCGAATAGCAGAAGCCGAGGTGTCCTCGCTTACCGAGGGCTATAACAACGCAGTCGCGCGTTCCCTTCGCCTTCAGGACGAATTGAGCCAAGCCACAGCGCAGCAAGACAAGATCGTCCAGGAAATCTGCGATCTGATCAAGGCCAACGAGCGCCAGGCAGAAAGGATCGCGCTCCTCGAAGAGGACGCCGTGCGCAAAGCCGCCGAGGCCGCCGAGCTGGTGGAGATACGGGCCTTCAATGCCACACCGCTCGGCGACCTGTCTCATCTGCGTGAAGCGCCGGTTCAAATTGTCGATGACGGGGAGGAGATGGAGGCCAGCTATCGCCAGATGGCGGAGTCGATGTCGCCCTGGGCTGGCAGTATTCCTCCGGTCCAGGCGGCAACGCCTTGCGTCCCTCCGGTGAAAGTGAAGGCGAAACCAGGGCCTAAGCCGAAACCGAAATCCGAGACGGTTATTGCGGTGACATGGCCGGACACGCCAGTAATCTTGCCGACGACCCCAGTCATCGTGCCGACGACCAGTGAAACGCCGAATTCGTCACGGCGTCCCCTGAGTCCGCCGGCCGCGAGGCATGGTGAAGCCGTCATGACCATGACCGATGAATGCATGAACCCCGACGAAATCGCCAAGAGCCTCAATGCCGGGCTGAAGGCGAACGATCGGGTCAATGCCGCCCAGGTCAAGGCGATCCAGGTCGAGATGCGCGCCCATGCGAAGGCGGGTGTGTGATGGCTATGCCCAGGGAAAATGTCGGCTGGTCGCAGGAGCGCATCGCGCAGCTGAAACAGTTGTGGCCATCAGGTCTATCAAGTCAGGACATCGCCACATCGCTGAACCGCTTGCCGGGCTCGTTTCTGTCGCGCAATGCCGTCATCGGCAAGGCGACGCGTATGAAGCTCGGAGGCAAGGCGCCTGCCGCTAGCCCACAACTAGGGAAGAAGGCGGCTTCACCTACGGACGATGTCTGGGCGGTTATAGATCCGGTCCTGGTCCGTGATTGGCCCGATGATGTGCCGATCGACACCATCCGCAATCGGCTTGTCGCCGAAAATCCCGGCGTCGACGTTCCCGATGAGAACAAGATCCGCATGCGGGCGCAGCGCCTGAAGCTTAAGCGCACCAATGCGGATAAGTTTCGTCGTGAGGCTGCCGTCAAAGGACGAGCGGCCATCAAGGGCGACATGGTGGAGCAGAAGTTTTTTGAGCGGGTCGCCGCTGGAAACCTGACGTCCCATACGACGCCGGCATTGATACAGGCCAAAATGGCTTACCCGAATATTGCGGCTTCAGTCGGCATCGGGATCCTGGATTTGGAAGACGGGCGGTGCAAGTTCATTCTCGGGCGCGATCCGGCCGGCCACGAACGATATTGCGGTGGGTCCTGCGCCCGTCAACCGCGCGGCCGGTTTGCCCCTTGGTGCCTCAGGCATTCCAAGAGGTTGATCGATAGCCAAGCGACGGCAAAACGTCCGACGCCAATGCCGAATGCCGGCCGCGGCGACCTGCGCACCGTCTTTGGCGCGGGGAGATTACGCTGATGGCGAAACGCTATGCGGGACAGCCGCGTCATGATGCCGAGCCTCGAGATTGGGAAATAGCGGCCTGGAAGCGCTTCGCCACGGTCGCCCTGGACGTCGCCCTGCAGCGTACTGCGAAAATGGGCCAGCTCCTGGAGCTGGCTGAAGATGCCCGACGCCTCCGGGTCTTCGGGCCAGAAGGTCCGTCTAATTCCTGTACACGCCTGATTGAGATCGCCCGAGAAGCGGCCCGATCTTCGGTACCGAGGGCGTACCTGATAGATCTCGACCGCCTGGCGCGCGAGATCCTCATGCTGTGCGACGGTCATACGGAAGTGCGGAAGGCGGCACGCGGCATATGACTGATCCCGTCATAGAGGAACTGTTCAATCGGGCCCGCGAGGAGCCGATCGCGAACATGTGCGGCACAAAGCTGTTTCGATCCGGTCGCCAGCTGCGTGGGGAATGCCCGATTTGTCACTCCGGTGCCGGAAAGGGCAGGGGCGGCAATTTCAGCGTCGACCCCACAAAGAACATCTGGTTTTGCTTTGGCGGTTGCGGCGAAGGCGGCGACGTTATCGAGCTCGAGCACCGAATGCATTCGACGGCCGGCGAGACGCGTCTGGATGCGGCCAAGCGCTTGGTCACCGGTGATTTCCCTGGCGATCGCAGGTCCTCAAGAACGCGACCTGAAAAGGTCCAGGTCCATGTGCCGGACCAATCGCCGAACTGGAATTTCGACCACGCCCAGAGACTGTGGCGGGAGGGCCGGCCGGCCGAAGGCACGATCGTCCAGCGCTACCTGGTCAATCGGGGTATTCGGGGTCAGGTCCTGAAATCGATGCTCAAGCATCTGCGGTTTCACCCAATGGCCTATCATTCCGGTCCTCCGCGTAACCCGGTCGCGTTCCCGGCCATGCTGGGCCGTGTTTTCGCGCCTGCGGGCGCAACGGGGGGCACGCACGCCACCTATTTGATGCCGGACGGCAGCGGAAAGGCCTTGATCGCGGATGGCCCGTCAAAAGTGATGTGGGGGCCGCAAAAGCGCGATGGCGCGCCGGGTGCTGTTTGGTTGACACATCCGCACGCCGAAGGGCCGCTGATAGAGGGCGAGGGGATTGAAACCTCCGGATCTGCGGCCTGCGTGCATGGCTGGCCTTGCCGTATCGTCGCCGCGCTTTCGCTTGATCGCCTTCAGGGCGGCTGGCTAGCTGATGCTCGCGGCCGCAAAGACCCGGATTGCCCCAGACCTGATCCTGAGAAGCCGGGCTTTACCTGGCCGGAAGCGCCGGCGGCCCCTTGGGGGAAAATCATTCTCGCGGTCGACCACGACATGAAGCCCCTGCCCATAAAGGTCAGGGACACAAACGGAAAGACGGCGACCCGTTTACTGACGGCGCATGAAAGGGCGCTGATTTCTGCCACGCTAGCCAAGGCGAGCTGGCGGCGAACGACGGCCGCGCAGATCGGGGTTATGGCCCCACCTGTCGGGCAGGACTGGAATGACGTGCTGAAGGAGCGTGTTTTAAGTGAGTAAGGGCCAATTGTCGACCATGACCGAGCTGCCAACAGCTGAGGAATTGGCCGAATATGATTTCAACGATTACGGAAATGCGATGCGGCTGATCCGTCTGGCCGGTGGTCAAGTGCAGAATGGACATGTCGATACCTCGAACGTGCGGCTGCTTTATCTGAACGGCATCGGATGGGTGGCTTATCAAGGCGCCTATTGGGACCGTGAAATGGGCGAACATCACGCCTGGCGGATGGCCCAGGACGTCGGCGTCAAAATGCAGGGGCTCAAAAACGAGCTTATCAAACGTTCGGCCGGTGCGGCCTCGGATGCGCCTATCCAGAAATTCATAGACAGTTGCGGATCGCGTAGCGCCTGTTCGGCGATGCTGGCCATGGCTATCCCGCACCTGATGGTCAAGATCGAAGACTTCGACCGCGAACCCATGGTGCTTAATTGCGCCAATGGCACGGTCTGGCTCGAAAAAGACAAGACGGGCAAGATGGTGCCCAGGCTGCGCCCGCATAACCCCGCCGACCGGATCACGCGATACATCGAGGTCGACTTCGACGAAAAGGCCAGGGCCGACGTCTTTGAAAAGATTATTGCCACCGCTTTGCCCGATGCCGATAAGCGTGACTTCTTTCACAGGGCGCACGGCTACTCGGCAACGGGGCACGTCTACGAGCAGGCCTTCTTCATGTGCCAGGGCCTAGGCAATGATGGTAAATCGACCATCCTTAGCGCCATGCGTAAGACTCTAGGCGGCTATGGCGCGGCGGGGGATTCAAAGACCTTTCTGGACATAGGACAGCAGTCCTCGGCCGCCGCGTCGCCTGACCTGGCCGAGCTGGCCGGCGACATCCGCCTGGTCGTCCTGTCCGAGGCAAAGCGCGACGTGCTGCTGAATGAAGCCCTGCTGAAGCAGTGGACCGGCGGCGAGCCCGTACCGGCGCGTGCCCTGCACGGCAAGCCGTTCAAGTTCGTGGCTATTGGAAAGCTATGGTGGCAGTTCAACGGCTGGCCAAAGGCGCAGGGCAATGACGACGGTATATGGCGACGGCTTTACCCGATCGTGTTTGAGCACCAGATTGCGAAGAAAGACGTCGACCCACTTATGCCGACGAAACTGGACGCGGAAAGGCAGGGTATCCTCAACTGGATCGTGCGCGGCATCATCGCCTGGGCCGAACGCGGGTTAGACCCGCCTGAGTGCATCCTCACGGCGCGGGAACGCTATCGCAAGCAATCTTCGCCTTTCCTGGACTGGCTGGATACCCGATGCGTCTATGGCAAGGCCGCTGCCGGCGAGGTGACGTCCGCCAAAAGGTTGTTGGACGACTACAAGGAATGGGCCACGAACCAAGGCCACGAAAAGGTCATGAGCGCGACCTCGTTTGGCCGCGCCATGAGTGAGCGCCAAATCGATCCACAGAAGCGAAACGGCAACATCTATCGGTCGCCAATCCGCCTGAAGACCCCGGACGAACTCGCCTTGGACAACGCCGCCAGCGGGGGCGAACCGGACGCGTATCAGCCTACTTCGGCGTCGGCGACTTCGAAGGGTAAACTCGATTTCGAGGGCGGATCACCGTTTGACGACCCGGATGACGCCAAATGGTAGCGGGGAGAGTTCGGGGAGTGTTGGGGATAGTTGAGGGCTGCTCTGTATTGCCGGAAAGGGGAGGCGCGCCGTTTAGGGGAGGCTTGACTGTCCCCGACGCGAACAACCGTCCCCGTGTAAGGCGTTGGATTATAAGCGGTAATTCTCGGATGGGGAGAGTTGGAGGGTTAGGGCCGTAGTGTAGTCATTCAGGCGGGCGCGTGCACAGGGGCGAGCGCGCTCACGACATCATGTGTCCCTGTGTCCTGCGTCCGATTGCATACCCAAGTATTGAGGTTACCCAATGAATAAAAAAAATAGTCCAGTTGAAGAAAGTAAGAAAAGCCGCCGCAAGTTCTATGTTGCCGGCATGTCCCGCGCTTGGTTGGTGGTCGTTACCAATAATGGCAAGGAAGGGCTGGTCCTGCCACAGCTTACGCGGCAAGGGTATGAAGTCTATCGCCCCATGTGCCACGTTACCGTCACCCACAATTGGGAGAAGGTGATCAAGGCCAGACCGCTGTTCCCGAACTACCTGTTCGTCCAGAAACAAGGCGAGATGTACGAGCGTATCTCTGGCATGCTTGGCGTGGCCTGGATCTACCCGACTATGCTGCTCAACTCGGTCATTGATCGCATGAAAAGCAAAGAGCAGGACAACTTCCTTGAGATCGTGGCCAGCCTGAACCCTAAGTATGGTCAGCCTGCCGTCGGTGATCGGGTTAAGACGCTCGATGGCCTGATTGAAGTTGTGTTGACAGAGACCAGCGACATAGCCCGTGTCTCGGCTCTATCCGGTTTCATGAACGGGAACAGCCGCATGACGCTCGATATGTCCAGGCTGGCCGACGGGAAAAAATAAGCGTCACGTAAAAAAGATGGTTGACGACTCGATTTCATCTCCACATACGCAGTGTTGTGCCGCCATATAGACGGCGGTCCAGCACGGCAAGGGAAACTCCCCCTGTCGTGCGGATGCTATTCAAGACAGGATCGCTTTCGCGGTCCTTTTTTTGTTTCTATTCAATGGGTTGTGCGTCTCGATCGATTGCCGGCCACCTAGACCCCCCACCCCCCTTTGGGTCCTTCTCCCCAATCTGCCCTAATACGGTGATGCAGAGGGCATGAGTTCGTTAGTTGGACCCTTGAATTCATTTTGAACCTTATGAACCCATGCCCGATTTAATGAACTCGAAGGATTACGCCGCGAGGCGTGGCGTGGGTAAAAGCGCGGTTTCCAACTGGAAAAAGGCGGGGCTGCTTGTGTTCGTCGCGGACCCGCTCAATCCAGGCAAACAGCTGATCGACGCCGAAAAGACCGATATCCTGATCAACGGCTCAATCGACCAAACCAGAGGCCGTCCGCCCACGGCGATCGCCCAGGGCGGAACTTCGGCGGGGCAGGCCTTGCCGGAAACGCCAGAGCCCAAAAAGCCAGCTTATATATCGCCGATGGAAGCGGCTCGGCTCGAAGAAATGCAAGAGCGCGTAATGCGCCGGCAACTGGAGCGGGCCCAACTGACAGGTCAGTTGGTGGATCTAGCCGAATATTCGATGCGCATGGCCAACATGGCGCGCCTGGTTAGAGAGCGCACGATAGGCGTGATCCGCACCAATGCTGAAGCGCTCGCAGAAGAGCCTGATCCGCGCGCCATTACCGCCCTTTTGACCGACGTTTTCGACAAGATGTTTGCCCAGGTGGCAGCGGAAATAGATCAAGAGGCCGACCAGGAAGCCCAGTTCGATAGCGACTTGATCGATGTTGAAACACTAGAGGACCTGGAACTCGGTCCGGAGGAAGACGAGACCCCCTGATGAACGCGCCGGTTATGTTGAGCGGACGGCTGCAGCCCAGGCTGAAAGCCAATGCCACGAAACTCAACAAAGCTTTCGCTGCGTCGCTGAAGCCGCCACCTAAGATCAGCGTGGCTGAGTGGGCCGCCAAGTATCGGCGCTTTCCTGACGATTCGGCTTACCCAGGTGCCTGGAGGCATGAAACTGCACCCTACCTCTATGATATCATGGAGGGACTATCGACGTTTCACCCGTCGGCCGAAACCGTCATCATGAAGTGCGCCCAGTCAGGCGGGTCCGCATCGGCCGAAAACTTCATCGGCTATATCGCCGACGTCGCGCCGGGCCCGACGATGTACGTCCAGGCCACGATCACGGCCGGGAAAGATTGGCTGGCCGAAAAGCTCTGGCCCATGATCGAGTCGACGCCCAAGCTTAGTCCGCGTCGGACAGATGGTGCGGTCCTGCCAAAGCGGGAACGGAACGGCGAAGGGACGACGGCGTTGCGGATCCGGTATCGGAAGGGCAGCTGGATGCTGGTTGCTGGTGCAAATTCTGCGGCTACTCTGCGCCAGCACTCGATCCGGTTTGTGATCGAGGATGACCTCGACCAGTTTCCGAATGACCTGGACAAGCAGGGCAGTCCTGAAACCATGGTCGGTAAACGTCTGACGACCTATAAGCGCCTGGGCCTGTCGAAACGGGTCAAGATCAGTACGCCCACCAACAAAAACGCGTCTAAGATCGGGCGAGCCTATGCCAGGAGCGACAAGCGCCGCTACTACCTAGTATGCCCGCACTGTCAAAACCGGTTCGATCCGATCTGGACTGACCTACACTGGGAAGACGGCCATCCGGAAATGGCCTATTTGATCGCACCATGCTGTAGCCAGAAGGTTAGACACTCCCAAAAAGGCATCATGTCGCGCATCGATGGATGGATTGCGACAATCGAAATCGATGGGCAGTCGCCGCCGCGTGTCATGACCGAGGCCGAGTTTCAGGTTTGGCGGGCGCGTCCGATCAGCAACGCGATCGCGCGCGGCTACCACATCACGGGAATTATCACGACGTTTCAGACCTGGGCGGATCTCTGCACCGAGTTTGTAGCCGCCCTGGGTGACGTGAACAAGTTGCGCGGCTGGACGAACCTGGACATGGGCGACGAATTCGCCCTGAAGGGCGATGCGCCGCCGGTAGAGGACCTGAAGCTGCTGAAGGAGCAGGACTGGGGCCGCGACCAGGTGCCTTGGGGTGCGACCGTTTTCACCCTCGGCTGCGACGTCCAGGGCGATGGCATCTATTACGAGGCGCTCGGCTGGGGGCACGGCCTCGAAAACTGGAGCCTCGACCATGGGTTTTTGCCCGGCGCAACGGATGTACCGGGTGAGGGGGCTTGGGCCCGACTGGAAGAGTACTCCAAACGCACATTTGTCATGCCGGGCGGTAAGGCGTTCGGCTTTGACCAGATCTGCGTCGATGCTGGCTACCATACTGATGCCGCCAAGGCTTTCTGTAAGCGGTCGCCGAAGCGTCTGCCTGTTTTCGGTCGTGACGGCTGGACGCGTCCGATCCTGGGGCGAGGACAGGCGATCAGTTTCGACCGCTACAAATCGGCTAAGGGAAAGCCGAGGAAACTGCCCGGAGATGAAGCGTATCTGGTCGGTACCTATGGTGCAAAACTCAGTTTCTATGGGTTGCTGAAAACGTCGATTGCCTATGTCAAGGCGCATCTGGCAGGCGAACGACCGGAGCCGATACGCGGCCGTATGCACTTCAGCCGTGATGCGACTGATGATTATCTCGACATGCTGACGTCGGAAACCTGCGTCAGTGTCATGAAGAACGGTGAGACTTTCCGTGAATGGAAGGTCGAATCCGGCCGGGAAAACCACTGGCTGGATTGCCGGATCTACAACCGGGCCGCAGCTGAGGCGATCGGCCTTGATAGCCGATCGGAATATGATTGGCAGGTCCTTCAGGGCGAGCGGTACGCGTCGCGGCAAGAGGGCCAACTCGATCTGATCGCACTGGCCAACCAGCCAATGCCGGTGACAAAGCCGATCGATCCGCCGGCAGCTGCAGCCGAAAATCAGAAATCAAACCGGCCGTCCGACGACGACGGCTTTATCCCGAACCTGGAGGACTGGCTCTAATGCCCGCACCCGATTACGTCACCGAACTTGCGCAACTCCAGGCTGGACTGGCGAGCGGCGAAGCCACGATCCAGGGCAATAATGGCAACCGGGTTGAGTACCGGAGCGTCAAAGAAATACGCGACGCCATCACCTATTTTCAAAATCTGGCCGCCGTCGCTGCCAAAACGAGCGTTCCGTCGATCACCGTCGCGCAGTTTGTGAACGACTGATGCGTTTCGGGGATTTCATTGATCGGTGCATCGAGCCGTTTGCGCCGCTGACTGCCTTACGTAGGACACAGCAGCGCAAGGCGCTGGAGCTGGCGCGTGAATTTGCCGCTGCCGGCTCCAGCCGCCGTACAAAAGGGTGGAAGCGGACCGGCGGGGCACCGAACCGAGAGATCCGCGCAGGTTTGACCAAGTTACGAGGCGCGTCCAGCGACCTGATCCGCAACAACAAGTACGCGGCAACCATGAAAAGAAAGATTGTCGCCTGGATGATCGGCGACGGCATCACTGTTCAACTGAACCATCCGGATGCGGAGTTTCAAAAGCAGGCGCAGGACATGCTCGATGCGCACTTCAAGACCCGCCTTGATGGCTTTAGCGACATGTACGGCCTGCAAAAATTGGCTGTTCTGTCCACCTTTGAGCGTGGAGACTCGATTCTTGTATGGTCTTCACGTGGTCGGCAGCCAAATAGCCGCTGCCAGGTCTTTGAAGGGGACCTGATCGACCAAGGCAAGAATGAAGATACCGCTTCAGGCGGAAAGATCGTCATGGGGAAGGAATTTGATCGCGATGGCGACCCCGTGGCGCTCTGGCTTTTTGATGAACACCCTGGGGATGGCGGCTGGAAGGGCAAATCTAAACGCTACGATATCGCCGACATCGATCACGTCTTTGAGCAGACCTATGCCGGCCAGGCGCGCGGCGTGCCATGGCTTGGGACGGTCGCGCTCGATCTGAAGGATGAGGCGGACCTTGAAGAAACGATCGGTATCAAGAAAAAGATCGAGGCCTGCCTGGCGCTAATCTTGCGGCCAGGAGCAAATTCGACGGCAACTCCGTTCGACACCTTGGAGAAGCCAGAACGCGGCGGGCCGCCGATCGACTCGGTTCGTCCTGGGATGATTTACCGCACCGAGCCAGGCGACGAGGCGACGACTTTAGCGCCTTCATCGACTGGGGATGGCGTTGAGTTCATGAAATTCAAACTGGCCGGAATCGCCGCTGGGTTTATGCCCTACTTCATGCTGACCGGCGATATGAGCCAGTCGAGCTATATTTCACTGCGTGCGGCGCTCAATGATTTTTATAAGCAACTCGACGACTGGCAACAGAACATGTGCATTCCACAGTTCGTTGCGCCGGCGGCCGATCGCGCACTGAAGCTCTTCTGGTTGAAGACTGGTGACAAACGCTTCCTGGAACTCACAAAAAACTATGGCGTGCCGCGGCGACCAGCTCTTGATCCTATTTCCGACATCCAGGGAGAGCGTGAAGAGATTCGGACGGGTTTCAAGACCCAGACGCGCTCTCTGGCAGAGCGTGGATTGACCTTTGAACAATGGCTCGATGAGCGCGTGCGCGAGCTGAATGCGCTCGATGCCGTAGGCCTTGTCGTCGATAGCGACCCTCGCAAGGTGACCAACGCCGGCATGCTTCAGCAGCCGCAAGGCTACATCCTACCCAAGAACACCCCTCAAAACTAGGACTGGACCCATGTCTAAGACAACCAAGCCTGGCCAGCGCGACACGCGTCTGCCTGTGCAACGCCGCATGCTCGATCTAGCCCCTGCAACCTATAATCAGGAGGCCCGGACGGTCGAGTTGAACGCGGCCACCGGCTTTCGTGTCATGCGCTGGGGCTGGGATGGCTCCTATATGGAGCAACTGCAGATATCGGGCGACGCCATCGAGCTGAGCCGAGTCGACAAAGGACAGTGCCCTTTACTCGATACCCATTCGCGCTGGTCGGTGGACGACCAGCTGGGCCTGGTCACCGGATCGCGGATCGATGCAGGCGCCTTGGTCCTGACGGTTCAATTCGCGGACTCCGATAAGGGGCGTGAAATCGAAAACCGGGTGGCTGCGGGTGACCTTCGCGGCGTGAGCGTCGGATACCGCGTCCTCGAAATGACTTTGATCGGCAAGGACAACGAAGTGCCGGTTTATGAAGTGACACGCTGGGAGCTACTCGAAGTTTCCCTCGTGCCCGTCCCCGCCGACCCGGACTCAGGGGTGCGGTCGGCCGCCAATGACCTCCACCCCTGTACCATCAATGAGAGAAGGACTGCTCCAATGGACGTAGACGACACCGAAGACCTCGAAACCGAAGAAAATCGCGGTACGCCGCCCAAGCCCTCGAAGCCCGCCGGTCAACGATCGGCGCCGAAACAAGCGCTGGCTGTTGAGCCGAAGCCGGAAGAAGTGCGCATGACAACGGCGGAAAGCCATGATTTCGAAGACCAAGCGCGCGCCTTTGGTGTCGATATCGTCGCCGCACGCCAACTGGTGCTAAGCAAGACACCGGAACAGGCCCGCGCGGAATTACTCCGCCTCGCGGCAGACGCTCAGTCAGAGCGTTCGCCGAAGCCCAAACACGGGGAGGCGGGTCGTATCGGCCGCGATGCGCGTGACACCCAACGCGAGGCGGTCGAGGAAGCGCTCCTCCATCGTTTCGACCCGGTCACCAACAAGCTGACGGATAAGGGGCGGGAATATCGGGGCATGTCCTTGATCGAGATGGGCCGTGACATCATGGCCTACAACGGCCTGAAAGTGCGCGGTATGACCAAGCGTGAAGTCGCTGAGCATATGTTGTCCCGCCAACATACGACATCCGATTTTCCGATCATCCTCGGCAATATAGCCAACCGTACTCTGCGCGCCGGCTACGAAGGCTCAGCCCAGACATTCCGCATGTGGATGCGTCGCGTTACCCTATCGGACTTCAAACCGGTCACCCGCGCCCAACTCGGCGGCGCACCGTCCATGTTGTTGGTGCCCGAAGGTGGGGAGTTCAAACTCGGCACGATCGGCGAAGCCAAGGAAGTCTATGCCCTGGCGACCTACGGCCGGCGTTTTAGCATTACCCGTCAGGTCATCATCAATGACGATCTGGATGCATTCACCAGGCTTCCCGCTATGTATGGCCGAGCTGCCGCCGATTTCGAGTCTGATGCGGCCTATGCACCTCTCCTCGCCAACCCCAACATGGGCGACGGGAATGCACTATTCTCCACCGCGCACGGCAACATCGCGGCCAGCGGCGCGCAGCCTTCTGAAGCCAGCTTCCAGGAAGCGTATTTCTCCATGTCGAATCAGACCGGCCTGGAAGGGCGCCTGATTTCGGTTCAGCCCAAATATGTCCTGACCGGCATCAAAGACCAGATCTCCACCGAAAAGCTGCTGACAGGCGTAACCGCCACTACCACGTCGGGCGTGAATGTTTTCTCTCGTCGCGGATTGGAACCGGTATTCGAACCGCGTTTGAACCTCGCGGCTGGCAACGCCACGCCTTGGTTCATGGCGGCCGACTACAACCAGGTCGATACGGCGGAATATGCCTACCTCGATGGCGAGGATGGCGTGTTCCTGGATCAAAAGGAGGGCTGGGAAATCGATGGGGTCGATTTTAAGGCGCGCCTGGACTTCGGCACCAAGTTTATCGACTACCGAGGCGTTTTCAAGAACCCCGGCGTCGCCTGATCGGTCGCGTAACCTCACGGCGGCGGCATAGGGCTGCCGCCATTTTTCAAGGAAAGAGACATGGCTAAAAATGAAATCTCGGCCGGCCATCGCATTGATTGCGTTGCACCGTCCGGGGGCGTCGTTTCGGGGTTAATGTATAAGATCGGTTCGCTGATCGGCATTGCCCTGACCACTGCCGCTGTTGGCGATATTTTCACCCTACATCGGTCGGGCGAGCATGACGTCAAAGCTGAAGGCTCAGCGTCCGGCCAGGCCTGGGCTGTCGGCGATACCCTCTACTGGGATGATACCGCCAAGCAGGTGACGAAGACGGCATCGTCGAACACCAAATGCGGCATTGCTACGTCCGCCAAGTCCACCACTCTGACCACGGGCCGAATGGTCCTGGTTACGTCCATTTAAGGAGGTGGCAGTGTTAAACCCAGAAGAACAGAAGGCCGCCGAGGATAGGGCGCGCGAGGAGGCCAAGGCTGCAGCTGACAAGGTAGCGGCCGATAAACAAGCCGCCGAACAGTTGCAACTGGAAGTGAAGGCGCTGTCCGACGCAGCGGCCGCCGACAAGGCAGCGGCGGAAAAGGCGCGTGACGAAACCAAGGATCTGGCCAAAAAAGCAGCTTCCGACAAGGCTTCTGCCGAAAAGCTGAATAAGGAAACCAAGTCTCTTGCCGACAAGGCAGCTTCCGACAAGGTCTCTGCCGAAGAGCTGCATAAGGAAACCAAGTCTCTTGCCGACAAAGCAGCCGAAAACAAAGCGGCTGCTGAAAAGGCGGGTGTCGAAGTCAAAGCCCCTGTTGTACCGACAGCACAAACGAATTCGGTTAAACAAACCAAGTCGGGCGTCGTCTGGGTACAACCTGGCCATCCGAACTATGCCGTCAACCAGTTCGTGCCGACGGATGCGGAAACCGCAGAAGTCCTGCGCGGCAAGGGCTGGGCTCGCGAGGCTACGCCGCAGGAACTTGCGTATCACCTGGGCCTGACTCAAGGGGAGGGCTGATCATGTCCTTCCGGCCGATCAACGCCCGGATAGACGATACAGTCTTTGGCCGGTTTGGCGATGACGCCCTTTGGGGTAGCGCCGTCACGCCGGCCAAGGTGCTGATTGAAGGTGCAGATGCTGTCGAAACAGTTGGGCGTACCCCCGTCGTAATGCCAACCCACCTGATCGAAGTGCGTGTGTCGGATGTCCATGCGCCGGAAAAAGGAGACGCGGTCGTCATCACGACAGACGCGGGGCCCGAAACGTACAAGATTCTGTCCCAGCCCTTACGAAATTCGACGCGCACGCGCTGGATCTGCGAAGCCCAACTGGTCTCCGGCTGATGTCAGCAAAGCTGATTGGTCTGGCCGATGCCTTTGCCGGTATCGAATCGGAAATCGCCGCCGACGTGACCGGTGGAATGCGGTTGGCGACCGAGGGCCTGAAGGAGGACCTGCGCGACCAGGTCCGAAAAGCCGGGTTAGGGACCAAGTTGGCAAATACCTGGCGCGGGCAAGTGTATCCAGCTCACCAGGATAGTCTCGACCCGGCCGGCGTCGTCTGGTCGAAGGCTCCCAAATTACTCGACGCGTTCGACCGAAACCCGAATATTGTGCCGGTGAACGGCGCGAAAATGCTGGCCATTCCCACAAAGAACGTGCCACGGCAGAGCGCCCGCCGGCTCATGACACCTGTCGAAGTCGAAGCGACCTTCAACCAGGATCTGATTATCACGCGCGGCCGCAACGGGCACCTCTATGCCTACGTCAATGTTGTCGCCGCCAAAAACAAACGCGGGTTTCGCGCCCCAACCAAGGGACGGCTGAAGCAGGGGAGGGAAGTCAAACTGGTGATGATGTTCGTCCTGGTCCGCTCCGTCCGCCCTGGTAAGCGCGTCGATATCGACACCTCCGTCAACACCTGGACCGCCCGGTTGCCCGGTCTGGTCAACACCGGACGCTGATATGTCAAAACGTGAAGATGTCCTGTCTGCGATCCTGCAGCTGGTAAAAGACGCCCTGCCGTCTGCTGATGTCGGCCGGAATCTGGACGAGCCGGAAAGTATCCCGCCGGGCGGGCGCGGGAACATCTTCGATGGCGACCTGACCCTGCTCGACGTCGATCTGTCGCCTCTAACCTACAATTACGAACACAACATTCCGGTCGACCTGCTCTGCTACGAAACGGCCGTACTGACCCGCGAACAGGTCCTCGACGCCATGCTGGAAGCGATTGGTCAAGCCGTCGAGGGCGACCGCACGCTGGGCGGCCTGTGTGACTGGCTCGACCTGGAACCCGTCAACACGGAAAACGCTGCTCAGAGCGGAGCAGTACCGGCAAAGGCCGGCCTATTCGCTTTCGTCGCTGCCTATTCGACCCCGAACCCGCTGCTCTAACCCCTCAAACCTTTCAGGAGACACACACCATGGCTCAAGCTCGTGGTGCCAACGCCGTTTTGGCGGGGGCATTTGAATCCACCTACGGCACGCCGCCAGGCTCTGGCTACTTTCAGCTTCCATTCTCGGCGCAGAACCTTGGCGCGGAACAGGATCTGATCACCGACGATCTGCTCGGCAACGGCCGTAATCCGTGGGATCCGACGGCGGATGTCATCACCAACGACGGGGACGTAACGGTACCCGTCGATTTGCGTAACTTCGGTTTCTGGTTGAAGCTCCTGCTGGGCGCGCCTGTGACAACGGCCACCGTGGCGGCGGCGGGCAAGATCACCTTCAGCGCTCAGCCGGCGGCGACTTCGACGATTACTTTGAATGGAACGGTCTGGACCTTCGTTGCCTCCGGCGCGACCGGCAACCAAATCGCGATTGGCGCAAATCTGGCGGCAACGATGACGGCCTTGGCAGCAGCGCTCAATGCCAGCGCCGAAACCCAAACGGCGAAGGTCACCTATACAGCGGATGCCACCAGCATCAGCCTCGTCTACGATGTCCTGGGGCCGGGTGGGAATACCTACACTATTGCCACGACTGGCAACTCCAACGGCACAGTTTCCGCCGGCACCCTGACGGGCGGCGCAAACAAGCATACCTTCACAGCTGGCGGCCTCACTCTGCCCAGCGCCTCTTTCGAAGTTGGCCTGCCGGACTTGCCGAAATATTTCATGAATTTCGGCTTCGGGGGCAACCAACTGAAGGTGTCCCTGGCGCGCAGCGGCCTGCTTAACGCTGTGATCAGTCTCTTTGGCAAAAACGAGGCACCTGCGACCGCCAGTGCCGCCGGCACACCGACCGTCATGGCCGTCGAGCGTTTTGCGCAGTTCTCTGGCGCGATCAAACGCAACGGCTCAGTTCTCGGCAAAGTCACAGCCGCCGACTTCACCTATGGCAATGATATGGAGAAGGGCGAGGACATCACCCCGACCGGCGATATCGGTGATTTGACGCCGGGTGTCTGGTCCTTCGCCGGTAACATTACCTCGCGGTTTGCCGACACCATCCTGTTCGACCAGGCCACCTCAAATCAGCCGTGTGCGCTTTCGTTTGGCTGGCAGATTAATACCTCCAAATCCCTGGTCGTTACGGCGTCGCGAATCTTTGTTCCGCGCCCGAAGAAGCCAATTACCGGACCGAGGGGCATCCAGATGACGTTCGCGTTCCAAACCGGCGCGGGAACACTAACGTTCGAACTGACGAACGACGTTCCCAGCTACTAATAGCCACTAAGGAAAAGAGACATGTCGAAAGTAATTATGCTCGGTCAGCGCTGGATACCGCTGACCGATGGCGTTGTCGTAATGGTCGATCCGATTGGGAGGCTGGCACTCCGCGAAGGCGCAAAAGCCTATACCGCTGTTATGGACGTGGCGTCAAAGGACGGCCCCGAAAACGTGGACGCCCGTGTCGCCGCGAATATGGCCTATTCCATCGCGATCGCGAAGCACACAATCCGAGCCTGGGGATATTTCTCCGGTGAGCCTGGCGGTGTCATCACGCCTGACCAGGTAGACCAGGGTGTGTTTCGGGACGACGCCGGTCATGTCCTGCAGCCAACGCCCGACGCGATTGAGATGCTTATGGCGGACGCCGTATTTCTTGACGCCTTTGATGAGATCTATGTCGAACCTTACGTGGCGGCTCGTAACGAAAAAAACGCATCATCGCCCTTGCCGACTGGGTCTTCGGCCGGGGTGGAGACCAATACTGCCGAGCGTGCATCCAACTCGAAGGCCGAGACTGCGGGCTAGAGTGCCCTCGCAACCAACACGAACCCCAGACCGAAGAGGGGATGTTGGCTTGGCACGTGATCAGCGCGTGCCGTAACCAGGTCCGCTCGACGGGCTTCGGTGTCTTCGGAGCGGATTATTCCGCCATTCTTTCTTTCGGCGAGGCCAGCGGTCTGCCGGCTTCATGGCTCTCAGATGTCCTGCCCGATATCGAAGCCTGTTTAATCAACCACCACAATCGAGGCGCGGCCGATGACGACGAGATCGATCCTGATCCGACTGGGGATTGACGGGAAGACCGAATTCCGAAGAGACTCGGCGGAGCTGGAGGCGCAGGCCACCCGCGATATGAAGTCGATCGAAGGCGCGGCGAACCTAACCACTGAGGCGATAGAAAAACAGGTCCAGGCCTACAAGGCGCTTTCAGCCGCTGAATCCAACGCGGCAACAAAGGCGACCAGTGCCGTGTCGGTCAATAAGGGGCAGGCGGCCGCTCGTGATCTTATCGGCATAGATGACGCAGTGAGCAAATCCGCCCGCGCCTCGGCCTCAGCTTTTACGGCTGAGCTACGGGCGATGGAGGCACAGGCCCAAGCCGTGCGGGCTGTAGTCGACCCCCTGGCGGCGGCGACCGAGCGCTATGCATCGGCTGAAGGGCAGCTCAATAAGATGCTGGCCTACGGCAAGATCAACCTGGATCAGCACGCGGCTGCGCTCAAGATCGAAAGGGCGGCGTTAGAAGCGACGGAAAAGGCCCATAAGGGCGTCGCGAATGCGGCCGGCCTGTCCGCCAATACCATCAAGATGCTGGCAGTTCAGATACCGGATGTCGCGCAAGGTCTTTTGTCTGGACAACCGTTCTGGCAGGTGTTTATCCAGCAAGGCGGACAAGGCGCGCAAATCATTGGGATGGACAAGGGCGGCTTCGGCGCGGCGCTTAGATCCACCACAGCGCTTTTCAATCCGTATATGCTCGCGGTCGCGGCAGCGACCGGACTCGTGACAACCGGCATAGTCGCGACCATTGCCTATGCCGACGCCCAGGATCAATTGGCGCTTAGCTTGAAGGGCATCGGCGGCGCGAGCGGGTTGTCGGTTCAGGCACTGGAAGACCTGGCGGAACAACACGCCAAGACAGCCAATATCGCCACGAGTTCCGCGCGCGAGCAATCTGCCGCATATCTGCGTGCGGGGATTATCAACCAGGATGTCCTGGGCAAGATGATCGACATATCGCGTAACTACGCACTCACGCAAAAAATGGATGGCAAGCAGGCCCAGGAATCCCTGACCAAAGCCATGACCGACACCACTGGGGCAGGCCTGGAGGTTCTAAAGAGCCTTGGCGAACTCGACAGCAAAACGAGAGAGTATATTGTCTCGCTCGAATTGCAGGGGCGTCACGAGGAGGCGCAGCTCACACTTCTCGGCAAGATCGCCGATAAGGTGGACGGTGCCTCTTCGCACGTCAATAAGTTGGCATCCAGCTGGCATAATGTGACGGTCTGGGCCGATGCCGCATTCGTCGCCATGGGAAAAGCGCTTGATCGCCGGATAGCGATGGATCCCCAGTCAGTTGTGGATCGCTATGAGGGGCAACGTAATTCTCCTGGCGACGCCACCGCCGGATTTCATGGCGTTCTGGGCGCTAGCCTTCTTTGGACTCCCGTTACTGAGGAAGACTACAAGAACGCCAAGGCGGAGCTGGACGCGGCCAAATCGAATTCGAAGGACGCGACGGCCAAGGCAAAGGCCGCAGCAGTCGAGCAAGCAGGTAAGTCAGCTTATGACGCGCTGGTCCCCGGAGACAAACAGCGAAAGGAAAATGACGATCGCCTGAAAGCCGTCAAAACCCAATACGGGGAAAAATCGCCGGAATACAAAAAAGCGGCGGCGGCAGCGAAGCTGGCCAATGACGCCATTGATAGGAAGGAAAACCCCAAGGCGCCTGGGGCGGACCGCGCGGCCTCATTGGCGCGCGATGCCGAGGCTATGGAAGTTAACACGGCGGCCTCGCTCGAGCTGGCGAAAGCCTACCTCAAAGGTGATGCGGCCGCCCTGGTAGCGGAATCATCACGCAAGGCCCTTTCCAGGGCGACGAAGGACGGGACCAGCACCGAAGCGGCAATGCGCCGCCAACTGGACCTAACCATTGCGGAGGCTGCCGCCAGCGGCGCAAAATCCGCAGCGGCGATGCAGACCCAGGCCGACGCACAGAAGGCCGTCAACGACCAGGTCGCCGCCGGAACCCTGCCGGCGCGAGATGCTGCGCGAGCCCTGCAGGAAGACGCAAGGCTGCGCCCATTGGTGGTTGCCCAGTCCCTGGCTCATGGCGAAGCGCTGAAAGTGCTGACTGCGGACATAGAGGCGACAAAAAAGGCCCAGGCCGATCTGAATTTCGAAACAGATAGGGCGTCCCTGCAAGCGGCGGCGGATGCCAGCCGTGAGCAGGTCGCCTATCTTGAGAAGCAGCTGGACCTGGTCAACCAGACCAATTCGGCGCGTGACATTGCGCTGGCGCAATACCGAACGGCTCAGGAAATCTCTAAGAATTCGGCAGTCGATATTAACCGGCCGGATGCGGCCTTTGCGGCCGCCGTCGATCTGGCCGTAAGCTCCGGAAAAGCCGCTCAGACCGATGCGGACCTGAAGAAAGAGCAATACGCCAAAAGCCAGCTCGACCAGATGGCCCAGCGTACCGAGTTGATGACGATTGAGCTGTCCATGCAGGGACAGTCCGATGCGGCTATTCAACGCGCCCTGGCTGTCCGCGCCGCTGAAATCGACTTACAGCGCCAAGGTATCGGCCTTGAATCCGATAAGGGCCGTGCAATTATCGCCGCAGTGGAGGCCCAAGAATCTGCGAATGTCAGCCTCGAGCGTAGCAAGGCGCTTCAGGGCGAAATCAACGGTTTGCAGGAAAGAAGCATCGACAAGCTGGGGGACTGGATCAACGCCGGTAAGTACAGCATGAAGTCATTCGGCGATGTCGGCATGGCCGTTTTGAAGGATTTGCTGGCGGAGGCCACCAAGCTGAGCCTGCTCAATCCGCTCAAGAATTGGTTGTTGCATGAGGACAACCCAACAGCCTCCGGCAAAGGCAGTTTCATCGCTCAGGCGCTCAAATGGGTCGTCACCGGCAATAGCCCAATACAGACACCATCCCCAATCATGCATGAGGCCAGACACTATGCCGGGGGCACCAACTTCCATCCGGGTGGCCCGGCGGTCGTTAACGACGGCGGTGGCGACGAGATCATTGACTTGCCGACGGGCAGCCGCGTCTACACAGCGTCCCAAAGTCGGGACCTGACCTCCGCCTTTACGGGCCTGGCGAAGAAGGCCCGGGCCGCAATGGTCAGCCAGGTCGCAAATCACTTCGATCTGCGTGGCGCTTGGATCGACAAGGATGTCTGGGGCGAGGTTCAAAGGATTGCCGACAAATCTGCCGCGACGGCGGCCCGGGGATCCTTTGCGCTGTCGCAACAGGCGGCGCCGGCAACCTTGGCTCAATACCAGAATAACAAGGCCTGATCGTGTATCAATTTCCCTATTCACTCTTCGGCGCCAAGGCCTTCCAGCCCTGGCTGGCGAATACGCGGGTGTCCGGCGGCAATACCTTGAACGGTGTCGGACAGGAGGCGGATTGGTCAGGTGGCGGCTATTGGTGTTTCGAGCTTTCCGAGATCCGCGTGTCCACGGATGCGCAGCATCTGGAATGGTGCGGTCTGTGCACCGAAATTGGCGACGGATTCACGACCGTCGAAGTGCCCGTGGTCGCTGGCTTTCCGATGCCGGTCGGCACCGCAACGCCCGACACGATGGCATTTAAGGCAAATGCGGCGGCCAATCTGGCGGCGACCTCGATCGACATCAAGGTCATGACCGGCGATGCGCCGGCGCGCGGACACAAGATGACGATTAATCACCCGCTTGCCGGGGCTAGGCTCTACAGCATCTTTTCCAGTACTGCGCTCGGGTCCGGGGTCTATCGCTGCAAGATCCGCCCCCCTTTGCGTGAAGCGGTCGCGGCCAATACCGTTATCGACTTTAAAAACCTGCGTCTTGTGATGAAGGTCAAATCCACGGCCAAGGATATCTGGCCGAAACTCATGCCGCCCTACAAGGCGCGTCCGCAAATCCTGTTCATTGAAGATTTTAGCTACCAGAACGCGCTATGACGCAAATTACCGATCGCAATATTCGGCCAGCGTTCTTCTACTTTGTCGATATCGACCCGCCCGTGCGGTTTTGGACCGGCATGGGCCCCAGGCACCTGGCCGCCGATGCCGTGGATACAACCGGCGGGATCTATGTCGGAATCGATTTTAACGCGGATCTGCCTAGCTTCAACCTGTTGGCTTCTGGCACGGCGGACTCCCTGAAGGTTGGCCTGGTTGGCGTCGACGACCGGATGATCGATCTGGTCGATATGGATGCCGATCTGGTTGAAGGTAAGCCGGTGCATATCGGTTTCGTCCAGTTCGACGCAGACTGGCAAATCGTCCGACCGCCGTACTGGATGAAAAATTACCGCATCACGAAGGTGTCGTTTTCCCTGGTCACGACTGGTGAACCGACTTCCGACGATACCCATGCCGCCGGCGTATCGGTCGATCTCGGATATGGCGATGTCATGCGCAAGCGTGGCAAGGGCGGTTATTGGACGCCGGACCGCGCCAAGCCCGGCGACCTGGGCCTATCGAACGTGCCCGGCCTCGATAATAATGCAACCCGTACCTGGCCGCCGCCGGGGAAATAGCTTTCTGAACATGCAAATGAACTCCAACCGCCTTGGCGGCTTCCTTGACCGTGCGTTCGATACGCCGTTCGGGTGGCGCACACATGACTGCCTGATCTGGCCAGCCAACTGGGTTGCGCTCGTCTCCGGCCGAGACCCGGCCGCACCCTGGCGCAACGCTTACCATGACGCGCGATCGGCGCTCCGGCTCGTCTCGGACGCCGGCGGCATCGAAGCGCTTGTGCGGACCGCGATGGCACGCGAGGGGTTTGAGATGACCGATACCCCGACGGTCGGCGATGTCGGCCTGGTGCATATCATCTCTGGCCGGGGGGTAGCTGAACTCGCGGGCGGCATCTGTACCGCGCCCGGGCACTGGTGCAATCTAACAGCCAATGGCCTTCTCGAAGGGCGTGCACGGCACGCCTTAGCCTTTCGAATCGAGGCGGCATAATGCCCAATTCAATCGCATATGTTGCTGAGGCCGCCGCTGCATGGGTCATGTCAGCCGCTCTGGACGCGGGCATATCCGGCAGTACGGCCATCCTACTGGCCCAAACGGCCTATTTCGTCACCAGCACCGCCCTGACCGTCGCCGGTACCGCCGCCATCACGGTCGCGACCATGCCTGCGCTTCCCTCGCCTGAGGCCGTGCAAACGCCCTTGAAGCAGACCCGCCCGCCTGTGCGGCAAGGCTATGGCCGTATGCGTGTCTCCGGGCCGCGCGCCCTGTGGGCAAGCGTTCCGGGCTGGGCCGTCGAATCGAACATGCTGCACGAAGGCCGCGTTGACGGCTTCGAACAGGTCTATCTCAACGACCAGGCTGTGACGGTCAAAAGCAATCACTACGTCCAGAGCATCGGCGACGCATTTGCCGAAAACCTCATCGGGATATGGTTGCGTCCCGGCCGCTCGACCGAGATCCCAACACCGGATCTGGTGGCGGCGTGTGGGAGCCTATGGACCAATGCACACCGTAACGACGGCATTGCCAGCCTCGACATGATGGTCAAGTCGGTGCGGCAACAGGACCTGAGCCGCCGCTATCCGAACGGCGAGCCGCTGGTATCGGTCGTGACGCGCCTGTCGCCCGTCTATGACTGGCGGGACAGCACGCAGGTTCTGACGAATCCGGCGACGTGGAAATGGTCGCAAAACGCCATCCTGTGTTGGGCCACATGGGAATGGTACGGACGGTACCTGGAGCGGGCGTCTGAGGACAATGTCACGCCGAACCCGCAGCAGCTGGCGGCGTGGGCGGAAGAGATCGCGCCAGCACTGGCCTATTGGACGCTCGCCGCCGATATTTGCGATGAAACGGTGATGCGCAAAGATGGCGTGTCCGAGGCGCGATATTCGGTCGCCCTGATGACCTTGGCCCAGGACAAGGAAGATACGGTCCGCCAGACCTTTATGAAGGCCTGCGACGGCTGGACGATGCGGCGGTCGGACGGGTCGCGCATGGTGCGGGTCGGGCAGTATATAAATCCGACGTTTGAAGTGACGGATTCAAGCCTGATCAGCCTCAATTGGGAGCGCGGCACGGATGCCTCGGCAAAGGTCAATCTCCTCGAAGGCGCGTTCCTGTCGCCGGACAATGACTACACAGCCCAACCCATGGATCCGTGGGCTGATGAGGAGGCTATCCAACGCGAGGGCGAGATCCGCGATACCTTCGACTTGGCGATGGTGCCCAGTCACAGCCAGGCGCGCCGCCTGCTCAAGCGAGAAATGTACCGCCGCCGCGCCCCACGGCGAGGCACGATCACCATGGATCTGTCCGGCCTGGACGTCGCGGATCTGGGCCACCGCTGGGTGCGGGTGGTTCGGTCGCGCGGCCCGATGTCGATGCGCAATATCGTCGTCGAAATCACCGGCGAGGGCGTTGTCGATTTCACGAAGCTGTCGGTGACCTTTCCGGTTCGGATGTCAGGGGCGAATATCGATGCCTGGACGCCAGCGCTCGAGGAGGGGTTTAAACCGAATGAGACGAACCGGACGCTACCGGACGTCCTGCCGCCGCCGGAATTGCTCGACGCCTATGCCAGCTTTCAGAGCGATCGGGCAGCGCTCATTGTCGTCAAGGTTGACAATCCGCATGATGACAGCCGCACCTACCAGCTGAGCATTATCGACAGCACTGGCGCGGCGACGGATGGGCCTTGGCAAGAGGGCGATGTCGTCACGGGCGGCATTGAACTGCGCGCGGGACCGGTCGGCATCGGCGATTATCACGTCACGGTCAGGGCCAACATAGCGGGGCGTCTGACGGAATGGTACGGGCCTCCGACGGCCGTGTCGGTGACACATGCGGCCGCGCCCTATTTCCCTACGGCCTATGCCGATGGCACGGACATCAATGAATTGAAGCCCGCCCAACCCGGGGCGGACAAGACCAGCGAAAATACCTCAAAGGATACGGCAGCGGTCGCGGGCGTGCCTGCGGGACAGGTGGTCGCCAATATCGCCGCCAGCGCGGACGAACTGATATTCCAGTCCGTGTTGAACCAGGCCTGGCGCGACTATCAGGATGCGTTGAACTTCGACTCATCGGGTGAGTCCAACCAGACCAAGGCGATCAATGCGCTCTATAAGGCGACCAATGCCTTGAACATGGTCAACCTGATAGCGGCGCTGACCTCGGACGGTTCGGCAATGGCGTTGAACAGTAGCCTGGTCATGAGTGACGGCACGACAAATCTGGCGACCTTCTTAAGTTTGGTCAAAAGTGTCTTCGGATCCGACTCGGTCACCGTCTCACAGGTAATGCAGGCGCTCGATGCCCAGTCCGGCCGGTTCGCCCTCTCTGTGTCGTCGTCAAATGGGGCCGTGACGGGTATCGAGGGCGGCGTCAATGGCAACCGGGCAACGCTCGATTTCGTGTCCGGTGTCATCCGCTTTATTTCCACGGCCATCGGTGGCGTCGCCAAAACGCCGATGATCATCTCGGGCGATAAGGTCATCTTTACGGCCGATGTCGAGGTTGACGGGGCCCTGTTGGTCGCCGGATCTACCAACACCTTGCAGATCGCCAACAATGCCGTGACCGATTTTCTGTCTTTGGACGTGGGTTTTATCGGCAACCTGTCGACCGAAAAGACGATTGCGACCTTGGCGATCAACCCAAAAGGCGGCCGCGTCCGTATCCAATGGCGCGCAAATGTCGGCAATCCGTCTTCGACAGAGATTGCGTTGCGTCTGAAGGTTTTCCGCAACGGAACCAATATCAGCGGCTCTCTGGGCACCAAGTTGAACAGCAATTTCCCGACCAACTACATCGATTTTGTCGATGATCTCGCGGGCTACACCTCGAGCGTCACCTACACCCTGACCGCACAAACTGTGACCGGAACCGATATCGGCGACACCGGCGGAAGCGGCATTAATCGCGATCTCAACTACCTCAACTTTACCGTGGAAGTGAAAAAGAAATGAGCGACACTCTCAATCCGGTCTATGTCATCTACAAGGGCGGCGCGCCCTGGGCTGTGCTTCGCGGATCTCCCGAGGCGATTCAGACCAATCTCGACATGCTGGCGCCGGGTGATGCCTATCGTCTGGTGGATGAGTCGGTGCGACGGCTGGCCGATGCGCCGGCCTATGACGCCGCCGAATGCACGGTGGTCGCCTGATGGCCGTGCTTGATCCGATTGATCCCGCCTACCTGCTCGACGACGGGCTGACGGCGTTTGCGCCGCCCGGAGCGGGCGTCCAGGTCGGGTACGGCCAGGTCGCGGGCGTCGCGCGGATCTTCGACACCCAGGCGGGCACCGATCCGTGGCGCGGCCTGTTGGCGGTCGATACCAAGGCGCTCAACACCGCGTCCGGTAACACTTATCAGGTGTGGGTAGAATCCTCGACAACGCCGGATTTCAGCGCCGGAAAACGCGATGTCGTCAAGATCAATGTCGGTGCCATCCTGCCGGTGCCGTCCCTGGCCAAGTTCACGACGGTCTATGCCGGCACCCGGTATCGTTATTTACGCGCCAAGTTCGTCACTGATGGGCCATCGAAAAGCATTCGCGCTCGTATCTTCCTCTTCCCCGCGACCGGAGCCGATGAATGGGATGCGACCGCGCTTTACCAGGCGATGGGGCTGGAGCTGCAGAACCTCAACAACGTCACGACCGGCCTGGCGGCCTGGGCGAACGGTGTGGTCAACGGCGGGCCCAATGGCGACGGCAAGTATCCGGTCGTCGACTATAATGGCGCGGTCCATAATATGCCGTGCATTGCGCAGATGCTTTTCGAAGCGGGCAGCGGCGGCGGACTGTCGCAGGGCAATATCGATGGATTGCCCGGATTTAGCGACCACACGACTTCACCGACGGTGCCGGTGACCTATCCCTTGGCGGGCGGTGGGCGTGCTTTGGCCAAGGCCGACCTTTTTGGCCTGATGGCAGCGCATCGTCAGGACGTGACGATGCAATCCGACCTATCTGGAATTTCGGCCGTCTTTGGCCTGACCATCTCCGGCCTTGAGCGCCAGATAGGTGTCAACGCGATTGTGCAGGTCTTCGGCGGCATCATCGATCCGCGCAAGCCCCCTTATAATTGCAAGATGGATTTCCGCGACTATCGCGCCTTCACGTCGTCGGCCGGATCTTCCGTCATAGAGTCGGCCGACGCAAATGTCGTGACGGCGGCGGACATCGGTAAGGAGTTTTGGCTGTCCAACGTCGGCACCAACGGCTGTCACTACGGCTGGATCGGGCAGATTGTAGATAGCCGACACTTCCGTCTCTACACAGATGCCACCCTATCGACGCCTTTAAACGCGCCTAGTTCTCAAACCAATCTGGACGGGATGTGGGGGACTGACGATACGGTCGGCATTCAGCGGGCGTTCGATGACGCCGAACCGCCTGACCACTATTCACGCGGCAAGGTCGTGGTCATGACCGGTATCGCCATTGTGTCCGCCGTCCGTTTCGGATCGATTGCTATCTATGGCTTCGCGTCGCAGACCTGCGGGTTCGCGCAACGACCGGAAAATTCGTCCACCACGTCGCCCATGGTGGCCGACAAGATCACCGGCGTCTATGCCAGCAAGCGTCCGCACCATTACAGTCTGATCAATCTCAGTTTTTTCGGCCAGAAATATTGCCAATTCTACACATCTTTTCGGCGCTGTTTCGAAATCCGGGGCGGCAATTTCGGCGCCTTCTGGGAAGGTGCGCCATACGGTCATATCGAGAACCTGATTTTTATCGAGGCGCAATGGGAAGGCGCATCGTTGCAACAGGCCTTCGCGGGCAAGGCGTACGGCTTGCAGGCCTTTTATAATTCCTGGTGCGGCATCCGGTGCGGGCTGTGGGATTTGAACGGGCATAGCTGGCACTGCGAAGCCAATGGCCATGCGGGTATCCTGTCGCACATGGCGGGGGCCAATCTGACCAACGTCAAATGCTCCTACAACGGGGGCAGCGCAAGCGGGACGTTCATACACGAAAACTCCGCCAACTATACCGAGTTGGGCGTCGGCAACTCGGTCACCAATATTCGCGTACAGGAATCGTGGGGCCACGGCATCTGCATCAGCAATACCGACCCGCTATTCATCACGAACAATGCCGCCAGCAAAAACAAGTTCTATCTCGCCGCGTTCGATGATGTTGGCAATATGGGGCCGGGCCACGGCGTTCGGCCCGGCAGCCTGCCCCCCGTGCGGGCGATGATCTATATCAAGGGCAGTACGGCGAACGATAATGTCCTTGATCTGGTCACTGGCACTTACGGGATATCGGTCAGTGGCGCGCCGCCTGAAAACAACGCCACGCACGGCTATTTTGACACCGGGAATCCGGCGCGCAATATCGTCCATCTGCGCACGCCCGGCACCACGAATAACCCCGCCGACTGGTACGCGGGCCGGACCACACCTTTGCCCGCCATTCCGGCCGGAACCGGGGCCTATGCGCCCGGTCCCTGGGGCACCGATTCCTCAACCTCAATCGGCACGCGCAACCCGGAAATCACCGTCAACGGCGCGTCAGTTCCATAAACCACACGCAAGGAAAACCAAATGGCTGCTGAAATCACTTTGTTCGAGGGCATTGCCTCGGCTCAGAACGGAGAACCGCAAGTCGCGCGGAATCCGTTTGCTTCCAAGAATGCGACCTTCACCCCAGATCGACCTTGTCTCGCGCGCATTCTCGCCAAAGGCGGCGACGTCGCTGTGACGCTGGGCAGCGTCACCTGGACGGTAGTGGACGGCAGTTGGGAATACTATTGGCTGGACGCGAACAAAGAACTGGGGATTGCATAATGTTTGGTGCATTGGGTTCCAGCGGTTCAGGTGGCGGCCGTCGCTTAAACCTGTCGCCGCGACTAGTGAGCGCCACGGCGACGGCCAACGCCACACGTTTGACCGCGTCCGGCATTCCCGGCACGCTAACCTATTCTAAGATGTCCGGCAGCACGAACGTCACCGTCAGTTCATCAGGTCAGGTGTCGCTAGGCTCTGCCTTGGGGCCGGGCGGGACAGCAAGCTTTGTTGCTCGCGTACAAAATACCGCCGGTGTCGCCATGGAAGACAGCTTCACATTGACCGGCCTCCTGGCAACCCTGACCTTAAGCGGCACCGCTCTCAGTACCACGGCACCGCCTGGCACCGTCATTGGTGCGATCGGCAACGCCGCAGCGGGTTCGACGTTCAGCATTGTCCCGCCCGATGGCCGTGTGGCGATATCGGGTAGCAATCTCATAGTGGGCCTGACACCCGCGTCGGTGGGTAGCTTCGATGTCACCGTGCGTGAGACGCCGACGGCAGGTAGTCCGAAAGATACGACCTTCACGCTTACCGCAGCCGATGCTGTATCCGTGAATATCCCAAACGATTTGTTGATCGTCGTGTCATTCGCCAAGCCAGTTGGCGCGACAAAGCCGTGCCTCCAAATTATGCGAACCTCGGATAGTGCCACTGTGGATATTGGCTATGCCGCCAACGGATACATGGACGTTGCGGCCATAAATGCCGTTTTGGGATCCGGGACGTGGCGGTACTCAAAGTTCTACAACCATGGAACGCTCGCTGAAGATATTCCCATTCCCGCAGGGGCAATCTATTCGCAAATCACGAGCGACTATTTCGGCTTCCCGGCGCTGTCGATGAGCGGTCTGGCGGCCGGAATTCCTCTGCCATCATCCTTGTCTCTGAATAACAAGCTCTTCACCGTCATCATGGTTCACTCGACGCAGACGACAGGGTCGGGCGCTGCGTATTTCCAACTGGGCACCGCGACGAACCCCCGTCCAACGCTCTACTGTGAGCAAAACAAGGGCATGATGTTGTTCGCGGGCGACGGATCAACAAATTTGACCACGCCTATTCAATCGCGCACCGTCGTCACAGCCATGGTGTCGAATGCGGCAAACATGACCATTCACCAAAATGATACGACCGAAACTCGCGCGGCGGGTACGGCGGGAACGATCAGCGGCGGATGGATAGGTAATACGGATCTCGCGCCTTTTCCAAACAAGGGCGACTTGATGTTCTTTGGCATCGCGGCGGCCGATAAGACCGCAGCCTTACCCGCGATCAAATCCGATCTCTACACGGCCTTTAAGGTGGTGCGTCCAACGGATTTCAACCTCATCCACATTGGAGACAGTCTGGGGGCAGGGAGCGGTTCAACCTACGGGATGAACACGTCGCGGCAAATGCAAAAGCAGCTCATCAAGCAAACCAACGTCGTGAACAATTGTAACCCCGGCCAAAGCCTGGAAACCATTTATGCTGCCCGCGCGCTCGCTATTCCGCCCGCTCGCCGGATAGGGCAGAAAAATGCCATTGTTCAAATGGCCATGAGTAACAGCTATAAAAGTGGCGCGCAGGCGCAAACTCTATACGACAATACTTTCATTCCGCTCGTTCAGTACGCGTTTGCAAATGGCATTGATGCTTACTTTGTGTACACGGTTCCGCCTCGCAGCGACTACACGGCCGCGCAGGAAACCCAGCGTCTCATTGGGAATGATCTGCTCATAAACGGCGCGGCCACTTACGGTTACAAGGTCATCAATATCTGTGCTGACCCGGCGTTCGATGCGCAACCAAGCTATACCGCCGACGCAACCAATCTCAGTATTTATTCTGGTGACGGCATACACCCGATCAACGCGGGTTACTTGATCCATGCCAGTTACGGGATGACGATTGTCAATCCGTGGTTGGCTGCTGCATAACTGCGCACATGACGCCCTGATTGAGTAGAATCAATCTATGCGTCATGCTTCGGGTTGCTTCGTGGTGGTGGGCCAAATGCGTCTTATTTTTATGGATGAAGCGGGGACGTCTCAACAAGAGCCGGTCACCGTCGTCGTAGGCATTATAGCTAATGCTGACTTGCATGTGACTCCCGCTGAAGCCTTAGTGGCTGAGGCAATTGGCGCAGTGCCGGCCGATCTGGCCGAAGGCTTCGTTTTTCATGCGAAAACGGTCTTTGGTAGCAGGCGTTACCAAGACGCATGGGCTATGCATGATCGACTTCAGCTATTAAAGAGGATGATGTCGATACCGCGTCGTATCGGAATGGCCGTGGCTGTTTCGGCGGCGTGGCGAGATGCGGCTGTACATGTCGCTGAAGCGGCCGCTTCTACGGGTATGTCCAATGAACAGTTCCAACATTATTTAGCATTTCTCGATTGTCTATCCATAGCTGATCGAAATATCCGACAATACGCAGAGCACAATGAACTCGCGGCGGTAATTGCTGAAGACGTTCCTGAAATGAGGAAATATCTCAAGCTGACAGCGAGGATCAGAAGAGATCATCCATCTTATTTTAAACCTGAGCATCTCAGATGGACGGCAGAGGATGAGGCATTGGGGTACCTAAATCAAAGCGGTGACATGCGCATCACACGAATAAGGCCCGCTGTGCAATTCGTAGGAAAGGCGGATGATCCACTGGTCCAAGTGGCTGATGCCGTTGCCTTTGGATTTAGACGATATTTTGCAAGACAGAAGTTCGGTGAAGACTTCGTTCGGGAAATAATCGGAAATGTGGATCAAGTTAGAGATTTTGGATCCCCAAGTAGTACGGGCTGTTTTTGGCCAATCCCCAATCCTTCCTAATGTTGAGGAAAGAAGGCGAGGCGACGGGCCAGTTTAGTCGAAAGCGCAACGATAAAAACTACATGATACGTTGTAGCGGAGACATTTTGATCTCTTTCCTGCCGCCCTTCACCGGGCGGCTTTTTTCATGGCCGGAAACTTCTCATGAACCGCACATATGACACCCTCGACGCCATTGTGGTCATCGGCGCGATGCTGATCATCGGTGGCGGCGTCGGATCGCTAATATTCTTCGATCCGCCGCAAAACAATCTGCCTATCATCGCGAGTCTGTTGGGCACGCTCCTAGGAACCATCGTCGGCGGATACGCCGGTTTCCGGTGGGGGGCGTCACAAGGCCAGAACAACCGCCAGGCGCCGGGCACGGCAACCATGTCTGTGCAAGCGACTGTTGAAACCCCGAAAACTGAAGAGGAAATCCAGCCATGATCTGGCCAGCCAAGTATTTTTCGCTCACAGAACTGACGCATTCGGATATTGCCGTCAGGCGGTCGATCAGCAATGTTCCGTCAGCGGCCATTGCCGCCCGTCTGGCTGATACGGCCGTGCATATGGATTTCGTTCGTACGATCCTCAGCTACCCAATCATAGTATCGAGCGGCTATCGTGGCCCTGACCTTAATAAGGTGGTCGGCGGCGCGGACACGTCGGCGCACACCCTGGGCTATGCCGTGGATTTCACATGTCCCGGCTACGGCATCCCGCTACATGTTGCGGAGAAGATCCGCGACAGCGGCGTCAAATTCGATCAGCTCATCTATGAAGGTGCGTGGGTGCATATCTCGTTTGATCCCCGGATACGCCAACAGTGCCTGACGGCGCGGTTCCGGCCGGGCAAGCCGGTCATGTACGAAAACGGCCTCCATGCTTAGCGCGCTCAAGATCGGCGCGGCCGTTGCGATTTTGGCGGGCACCTACGCCGCGACCTATGCCTTCGGGCGTCATGATGGCCAATCGATCGAAATTGCCGCGCACGCCAGGGAAGAACAGGCGGCGGAATCCGTCCGCGCCGAAAAGCAGGCCGAAATTAATTTACTCACAGCGGATGCGGCGGCTTCCGAACAAAAGCGGCAAGGCGCCGTGAAGGAAATCTATCATGAAAAAGAGCGTGTCATACAGGCTGATCCGCTGGTCTATTCTGCCCGTTGCGTTGACGCTGACGGGGTGCGGCTCCTCACCCGTGCGACCGCAATCGCCAATGGTCAATCCAGCCCTGCTGGTGACGCCGCCGCTTCTGCCGGGGCCCCAGACCGGCCCTGACGGTACGCAGGCCGGTGCGCAATGCCTAGCCAGCCAGATAGACATCCTCGACATCGCAGGGCAAATCCGGGCGCGGTTTATCGATCTGCAAGGACAGGTAAAGGTCACCCAAGGGGACGTGAAATAATGTCGGAAAGTGTCCTCAAGCCAGTATCGGAACAGGCATTGCGTCAAAGTGAGATCGTGGCCATGCGTACCCTCTCCGCCCATATTGAACAGTTGGGGGAGCAAATTTCGAGCTTGGTCGCGGACATGAAAGAGGTTCGGGACAAGGTCATCACATTCGAAGCCGTGAAATTTGAGGCCCAGCTTGCAAAGATGGAGGTTGAATTCAAGCAAGCCTTAATGGATGTAAAAGCCGAAGTTCGACGCGAGCTGGATGTGATTCATGCAAGCAACAAAACGCGCGAAGAACGCTTGCGAGCGGTAGAAATCGCCGCTGGGCGGTTCGGCCTTGTGCTTGCGGCCTTCGGCACGATCGGGGGTGCCGTCTGCGGTGTGCTGGCAATGAAGGTTTTTGGCGGCTAATTAACTGTTAACTAGGTTCAGCGGAGATTAACTTGACCGTTTTACCCGGTGCGGATTATCGTGTCGGCGTGAAAAGGGCGACGTTACCGCCGCCCTCCCACTCAGGTAGACTTATCTGGTCGGCGCAGTTTGATGATCAGGACCTCGACAATCAAGATCACCAACTGCGTCGAAAGATAGATGTCGCCGAAGTGTTCAACATGAATGTTCATGCTTTCACCTTTCGGTTGGCATAGGCAAGATTGCCGACAGCCAAAACATATCACCACAGTTCGTGGTTAATGATAGATAAATGTCTATCTATAGTACGTCTTTTTCCGATTTTTTTTGCTATATAACCCTCCTGAGTAGAATGCAGGTGTTTCCAGATAACATATGCATTTTTGACCTACAGCCGAAAAGGTTAACGGGAACAAATTGTGATGGGGTTGCAGGGTTTGATCTCGCCCGTGAGACGAGTCTACTCGTGTCTTAATGCGACGCGGACCAGTGAGGGTTGTCCGACTTGATGTTTAGGGCGGAGATACTTCGGCACCGTCACCCTCTCCGGGATTAACCGCGTTTTTGTGGCTTAAATTACGATCTCACGGATATGGCCATTCGGCATCGTGCCATGAAGTGATATGCCCGGCGCGCGATCTGTCACGATCACGGGCACAGCGGTGGGATCAAGAAACGGCCCGGCTGGATACCGAAGCTTGACGACGATGTTCGGCGTGACGGTGGGAATGGGCAGTTTGCGGTTTACAAACTCGCCGTCCCTGTTCCGACGCAGTTCGCATGACACCTTATTGAGCGAACAAAATTCAAGATATCTTTGAGGCGTAAACGTCAGTCTCCAGTCTGTCAGCCGGTCGCGGACGGCCTGAACGTACCCGTAATCTAGCCGGTCTTCGAGCGGGGCTTCCGGCAGGCTACCGCCGCCCGGCATGGAAACATATTGCGACCCGCCGCACCGGCGCGGACATTTGAGGACGTGTTGCAGGTCGCCCAGGTACAGGTCGGAATAGGGCATCCGCAGCAACTCGCGGACCTGATACATGCGCGTCACGCGGCAACGCCTGCACGTCACTTCGAAGGTGGTCAACCAGTCCATTTCATCGATACGAAAGCTCAT